AATGACATCTAATTATACAACAGGACAAGGAGAAACTTGGGGCTCTATAGCGTGGAAAATGTACGGGTCAATGTCAGGAATTAAGACATTAGTTGAAGCTAATATAAGTGTTCCTCTTGATACTATTTTACCCGAAGGAACTAATCTTTTAATCCCGATTTTAGATGATACGGATTCTGCTATTTTAACAACTAAATTACCACCATGGATGTAGCAAGAAAAGCAGAAATTACGCTCTTTTGGAATAAAAAAAATGTAATAAATCAGATTAAACAATATGTCTCATCAATTACATACACAAACCACGAAGAGGAAGCCACTGACGAGATCACAATGGTTTTGGATAATACATCTGCCATTTGGTCGAATGATTGGTATCCGGCTACAGGTGATACACTTCAACTATACATCGGATACCAAAATAGACAAATAGATACAGGTTTATTCGAGATAGATGATGTCTCTTTTTCAGGTCCACCGGACCAGGTGACCATTAAAGCTATTTCGGCAGGAATTTCACAAGCTTTACGAACAAGAAACAATAAGGCTTTTGAAGATCAAACATTAAAACAAATCGCTCTTTTTTATTGTCGTAAATACGGATTTACATTGGTTGATGGATCGAATATGTTATCACAAATTTTCTTAGATCGAAAAACTCAGGAAAATAAAACAGATTTGTTTTTTCTTTCTGAGTTGGCTAAAGAATACGGTTTCATGTTTACGATTAAGGGACAGAAGATGGTTTTCATAAGTTATCACGATTTAGAAGAAACAGCATCAGTTTGCGAAATTGACAAATCACAAATTTCAAATTATGATATTAATGTAAAAACTTTTGATACTTATTTTGGCGGTCAAATTCGACAACGAAACAGAAAAAAAGGAAAATTAGTTACCTATAATTTGAACGGGGTTCTTTCTGGTAGTAGCGACACCGTAATTATAACTGGTTCGGTTGCATCTGGAAGTCAGGCAGAGGCAAAGGTTAAAGGAGGACTTTGGGGTAAAAATAAATACAAACAATCAGGGACGATAGTTATTCCCGGAGAGCCACTTTTGGTGGCTGGTAATAATTCTGACTTGACCGGTTTAGGTTTAGTCTCTGGAAAATATCATATTCCTACTTCAACACATATCGTTGACGGATCGGGAGGATATACAACATCGTTGGAAGTTAGGTTAACCGGATCAATTCCAAAACCGAAAAGGATACCAAGAACTAAAAAAGTCAAACCAACAACATCGGAAACGGCTTTTGAAAGTTTAGGAGAAACAAACGAAAATACAGACGAATAATGTTAAGATACGGTATAATTTCAGAAATAAAAAACGGCAGGGCACGGGTCTATTTCGATGAAATAGATATAACGAGCGGATGGCTTACTTTGCCAAATTCGATGTCTGAAATAAAAGACTATCCAATCAATTGTCAGGTAGCCGTAGAGATGCACCCGAACGGAGAAGATGGAGAAATTTTGCACAGAACTATAACGGATGATGAAAATATACCAGATTGGGCAACTGTAAAAGTAGAAGGCTATAAATTCAGTGATGGGACATCGATTTATTATGACCCATCAACAAAGATTTTAAATGTTAATGCTTCTTTAAACGAAATAATATTTGACTGTGCAAAACTTACTGTTAAAGGAACTATAGAAGCTACAGGAGACGTGAAAGCCGGATTAGTAAGTTTACAAGAACATATCCACGCTGCCACACCTGAATTAGTTGCAGGTGATATTACAGTTACCGGAACTATAACGATTGAAAAGCCATGAACGGAGATAAAAGTATTGATATAAATAGGGGAGTTTTTGGAGAACTTGATCCTTTAACAAATACCATAAATTGGGGAAAAGCAAATACCGCTTTTGGCAAATATGTTGAGGGCATTGATGACATAGCGCAATGCTGGTATATAATCCTTAATACGATACCTGGAAGCGATCCGCTACGTCCGAATTTTGGCAGTAACATATTTCAGTATTTAGATAAACCAAATAACGGCTTTGGAGGTGATTTTGCAACCCAAATTATTAAAGACTTGGAAAAATGGGAAACGAGATGTACCATTTCAAAAGTAACTCCGACCGTCGGAGATAATGATAACATTTCAGTTAACATTTTAGGTATTTACACAGAAACAAATACTTTAGTTTCGGCAACTCTGTCAATTGGAACTTTACCAACAGCTGACAATACGGCTAAAATGAAAGCTTATTCACAGGATTATAATGATTTACAATACTCATAATTATGGCACTTACAGAACCTATATTCGTTGATTCAGACCCTGCAACTATTTTAGTGGCAGTTTTGGCAGATTTTGAAAACTTGTCTGGTCATAAGATAGAGACTTCGCAACCTGAATATATCATTGCATCGGCTATCGCATATCACAAGTCACTTGCAATGAACCGGGTTAATGCAGCCGGAAAAGCTATGTTAGTAGACTTTTCAGCAGCCCCGGTTCTTGACTATTTAGCGGCACTTTTTAATATAACAAGACTTCCGGCAGTGGGTGCAGTATGCACGCTTGAATTCACTATAGTAACCGGTCATCTTCAAGTTATATTGCCTTTAGGTACCCGGGTTTCAAGTTCGGACGGAAACGCTATATTTTCAACTGACGATGATATAATCATCCCTGTCGGTGTTGGCGAAGTTGGACACCCTGTTTCAATTACAGCTACATGTCAGGCCGTAGGGACGTCTGGTAATGATTATGCAATAGGAACTATTAATACTATTCTTGACCCATATGCTTACATCTCTTCCGTAACTAATATAGACATTACGGCTGGAGGATCAGATGAGGAAAGTGACGACGAATTAAGGTCACGCGTAAAACTTGCTACCTCTAAGTTCAGCACGGCGGGATCTGCCAACGCTTATATCTATTGGGCAAAATCTGCCAGCGCATTAATATCAGATGTCGCACTTGCTACTTTAGGAGATTATATGCCGATAACTGAAATACCTCCAGTTTATGATAATGAGACATCTTATAATGAAGGTAGTTTTGTTACCGAAAACGGTATAATAGCGGTTTGCATCAAAGATGAAACATTAGGCATAAACCCTTTAACTAATACGACTAATTGGATAAAGGCAGGCGAAGTCCATATATTTGCACTTTTAGATAATGGAGAAATACCAACGCAAACAATAAATGACGATATAAAAAAATTACTTTCAACCGAAAAAGTTAGACCTTTGACTGATACAGTTGTAGTTCAAAGTCCTACAGAGGTTTTTTATACAATTGAATTAGATGTTGTTAAAAGTCCTGACACTGTAGGGTCTACTTTGACTGCTTCTATTTATGCTATTTTATCGGCTTACGCACTTTCAAAACAGCAAAAACTAGGATTAGATATTGTCGCAACTTACATAGAATCAATTAGTAGAATAGATGGAGTATATGACGTAACGGCAACCATAACGCCAATATCAGGAACTTTAACAAATAGGAATTTAGTTATAACTCCGTGGCAGGTTGCAAAACTTCAAACATTAGGTATAACAATTAACATTATAAGTTCAAATAATGGCTAGGAAGTTGATGGCATCGGCAGTTGCAGATAGTAGATTAGGAGTCTTCGATCCGATTATTTCTAATCAATTTGATGATATAGATCTTTCTCCTATAATGATTTATTTGGTTGATGTCGTTCAAGTGTCTGCATTGCCTTGGTTGGCACAGCAGTTTGATGTTGATGGATTTAGAGGATTCGATCAATGTACAGACGAAACATCTAAACGAGAGTTGATTAAAAATGCTATTCAGCTCCACAGAAATTTAGGCACAATTTGGGGAATAAAAAAAGCCTGTGATTTGATCGGATTTGTCCCTAAAAATATACAAGAGAATGTCCCTCTTTATGAAGGTGGACAAAATGTATGGTGCGCTTTCAGCTTAGAACTAGAGCCAAAAGACTTAGGTAATATAACAGCAGATACATTGGCAATGCTTAAAACTTTTATTAACTATTATAAAAACGCTCGTAGTATATTTGTCGATTTATCATCTTCGCTAAAAATTGCATTATCTGATAATATTTCTTTAACAGAAAGTTTGGTTTTGTCTGGAGGTGATTTCAATGATGACTTTAATGATGACTTTTTAAACTCATAATATGAATACAAAAACTATTCTTCAAAATCTTATAAATTCCGTTTTTTCAACAAATGGCACAAAAGGAATAACGGGACTTTCTACACGGACAACTCTTAACACTTTACTAACTTCGAGTTATCTATCAGCCGGCTTTACTATGGAATGGTATGGACTTGAATCGACAATTCCAGAAGGATGGCACAAGATGGATGGTACGACTTATCCAATCCCTACTGATGAGAATTCGACTTATTACGATTT